CTCACGAAAGAGTAAAGAACTGATGGTAAGTTACCCCGAATATTATTATAAAGAAATAGTAGAATATATGCGAGATAGTAATAGTTATTATCAGTAAGATTATCTCTATTAAATGTACAAAATTAACCAGTAAATTACAATGGAAAATGAACAAAAACAGTTAGAATATGAAGCAACAGAAGTGTTAGAATTATTGGAAGATATGGTAGAATATGTATGTCAAACTCATACGATTAGCGGAGAGAAAGTATATTTTATGATACACGAATTAAGTCGTATAAAGTTACAACAATTCCCTGACAATTAGAGGGCGAAAGTTATTAACAACTCGTGTGTAATAATTGTGGAAAACTAACACAAATAGGGCGAAATCTGTGGAAAAGTATATAAAAACACATTCTAAATGCACAAATAAATATAAGGTTGTGTTTTATTCTTTGATTTAAATATGTTAATTAAGGGGAGTAATTACAGTTTTAAATGTCAGATAGTGTTGTTATCTTTGCGAGCATTGTAACAGGATTTCTCACAAATGTCAACCCCTCCGATAACATTTAGTAGTATTACAGTTTTATACACATAAGGACACAAATATGCACAAAAACTTGACACAAACTGCGAAATAATATACAATAGATTATATACACAAACTCACCCTAATTCTCATGTCTAACTATCAATTAGCAGACACACAGAAATGTTATAGAATTACGCTAAATCTGTCAGTTGATGATGACTTTTTACCAGAGAATATTAACTGGAATAAGTTATTAGAATTAAATGATTATGAGAGTGCTGATGTATACATTGAACACACTAATTAACAGTCCTATGTAACAATTAAGGAACACACAGTTGTTGACAATTTGATGCGTGATATGTTATGATAATAGTATAACATTCGTGCGTGTAATTACAGTGCTTAAATGATGCGTATTTGACAGTGATTTAATGCCTTGTTTTATATTTTGTGCGGATGGCGTGTTAGAAAATTCAATGTTCCTAACCTACAGAGGTGACAAATCGAGAGAGAGATATCAATATATAAAAAAAATCTGGCCAGTAAATTTTTCCTTATTACTCTTTTTCATATATAAAAAAATCCCCCAAGAAAATATGACCGAAATAGACGATACAACTTGGCATATCTACGCAAAGGATAGATGTTTATATCATAATTTAACGGAAGAGGAGTTTGAAGAGAAGTGGCAACTACTACAGGTTATGGTTGACCTTATTAGTAGTGATTATAGTCAGGAAGATTTAAGTTATGAAAGACTCGCCCCCAAAGTTGGTCTTGGTGGGCCAGGGAAGTTATTACCAGTAGACGAAGAGCATTCATATTAAACATAACCATTGACATATACATATATTTGAATTATAATAAATGAAGCGAGCTACACAGTATGGCTAAAGAATTTTGTACAGTTATGTTTTGACATGGTGCAGAATGGAATGAGTATTCAGATATCACAGGATTACTCATCAATGGTAAACTTTGCACGTTGTAAGGTATTAGGTGCAAATGTATTACGTGGCCCAAAACAGATTCCTTGGGATGGTAAACTCAAGTATGATTATCAACTATGGATTGATAGTGATATCGTCTTTGACACTAACAAGTTTTGGCAGTTATGTGATATGGCACTTCCTGCAGATGCTGTTAAGGAAGATGGAAGCACAGACCCAGAGAAGGAAAAGCAGATAGCAGCAGGTTGGTATGCCACAGAGGATGGTAGCACTACATCAGTTGCTCATTGGTTAGAGGAAGATGATTTCCGTAAGAATGGTGGTGTTATGAATCATGAAACCGTCGAAACCATCTCGAAAAGAAGAAAACCTTTTACAGTTGACTATACTGGTTTTGGTTGGGTACTTATTAAGCATGGAGTTTTTGAGAAGTTAGAGTATCCTTGGTTTGCTCCAAAGATGCAAGTCTTTGAAAGTGGTGACGTTCAGGACATGTGCGGTGAAGACGTATCTTTCTGTTTAGATGCACAAGATGCAGACTATGAGATTTGGTGCGATCCTCGTATTCGTGTAGGGCACGAAAAGACTCGTGTTATTTAAAATTAACAAACAATTAAAGACAGAGGAGTTATGGGGTCTCGCATCAGAGATCCTCACCGAACTTTCTCGAAGAGAAACGAAGGAATCCGTCAAAAACAAACTTGAAAAATTATTATGATTATCTTAACAATAATTGTTATCATTTTTATATTATTATTAATGCTAAACTATTATAATCCACACAATTAAACACTATGCCAGTTAAAGTTAAATCAGGAACATGGGGATCTTCCTCATTTGTAGAAGAAATTCCTAAAAAGACTCGTCAGGGTTCAGGTAAACACACTAAATATTCAGCGACTTCTCGTAATGGAGCAAAAAAGAAGTATAGAGGACAAGGAAAATGAATTTATTTCACAGTTTCGCAGCAGCGAGTCTCGATTTGAACGAGGCATGGAACATGTCATGGGGAGAAGGAATACAATTCCTTATTGTATTAATTATTCTCTATTGGATTAAGGTTCAGATCGACACAAGGGCGGGTCTCGGCAAGAAAAAACGTCGAGAATTGAAGAATATTATCATAGAAGCAATAAATGAGACAAAAGGTGTCTAAATAAACACATGTGATAGTCAATATGTACTAGGATATTTGGAATAAACACCAGATATCCTTTTTTGTTACTTAAATTCCACCTTACGGAGGTCAAAATGGCAGTTGAACCAGTCCAAATGCTTCGTGAAATCTCTCACGATGTAAAAACACCTAAAAAAAGTGATACAATGGAAAGTTCGAACGATTTTTTCGAACGTTTAGCGAGTGAAGATGACCTAAATTGCAACGAAGTTGAATCTTATGAGGTCATTACAGAATATAGGTAAAAATTCGTAATAAATAACTAATAATTGGTTTTTTTTCATGCCTTTAGAGAGGGTAAAACAAGGTTTTAAGGATCTTTCCATGTCATTTAAGAGTAATCCTCTTAATGATGACTTGATTGGTCTGAAAAATGAGTCTGCGATTGCTCGTTCTATAAAAAATCTTGTCTTTATGAGAAAAGGAGAGAAATTTTTTGATCCAGACTTTGGGTCAGAACTTTCTGCGTCATTATTTGAGAATATTGATGATGTAACTGCTCTTACAATGCGTGATGATATAGATTATATGATAAAAACATACGAACCGAGGGTTGATTTATTAAATGTTGAAATAATACCTAATTATGACAACAATGAAATGAATGCTTTAATAGTTTATTCAATAAAAGGTTCAGATACTCCTCCTCAACAATTAGAATTTGTGTTGCTACCGTCTAGATAAATGCCACTTTTAAATTTCACTGGTCTGGATTTTGAACAGATCAAAACTACTCTTAAAGATTACTTAAAATCTAATTCAGACTTTACGGATTATGATTTTGAGGGTTCTAACCTGTCAACAATATTAAATGTATTAGCATATAACACATATATCACCTCATACAATGCCAATATGGTATCGAATGAGGTTTTTATCGATAGTGCAACATTAAGAGAGAATGTTGTCTCATTAGCAAGGAATATTGGATATTTACCACGGTCAAAAAAGGCAGCAAAAGCAATAATTAACTTTTTTTGTGATATTTCATCAGTTTCACCTGCACCACCTACTGTAGTTCTTAAAAAAGGTGCTGTTGTTGGTACAAGTAAGCAATTTAATGGTCAATCCTTCGTTTTTGGTATTACTGAAGATAAATCTGTTAGTGTTGTTGATGGAATTGCTCAATTTGACGAAGTAGAGGTCTATGAAGGCACTATGATTGAACAAGATTTTGTATATTCCTCTAGAAACAAGTTTCAAAAGTTTATTTTGTCAAATGATGGAATAGATTTGGCAACTCTTAAGGTTTCTGTAAAACCAAGTCCTCAATCTTCAGTTTCTTTGACATATTCTCGTCAAGATGATCTTTTTGATACAAATTCTGGTTCAACAATCACTGGAGACTCTCCAATTTACTTTATTCAGGAAGTTGAAGACGAACAATATGAAATAATCTTCGGAGATGGTATTTTTGGTAAAGCATTACAAGATGGTAACCAAATTAATGTATCTTATATCAAAACTCACGGCGAAAGTGGCAATGGAATAGCAAATTTCTCCTTTAGTGGTAAATTAGTCTATACTCGCAACAATTCTACTGTAAATGTGACTAGTGGGATCTCTCTAGTGACTGCAAATGAGTCATCATCAGGTGGACAAGCAATTGAGAGCACAGAATCCGTTAAAAAGTATGCTCCGCAGGTATATGCAACCCAAAATAGAGCATTAACCGCAAATGACTATGAAATTTTGATTCCAAACAAGATTTATCCTGAAGCAGAGTCAATTTCTGTCTATGGTGGTGAAGATTTGATTCCTCCACAGTATGGAAAGGTCTTTATTAGTATAAAACCAAGAACTGGTGACTTTATTTCTAATGCTATTAAGGAAAACATCAAAAGAGACCTTAAAAAGTATTCTGTAGCAGGAATTGTTCCACAAATTCTTGATTTGAAGTATTTGTTTATTGAAACTAGCAGCAATGTTTATTATAACGTAAATTTAGCAAGAAATGTTGCGAATGTTCAAAGTTTGGTAAAATCCAATATTGATAAGTATGCAGATTCTGCAGAATTGAACAAATATGGTGCAAGATTCAAATATAGTAAATTTTTGAATATTATTGATCAAAGTCATGAATCGATTTCTTCTAATATCACTACTGTTCAAATAAGACGTGATTTAAGAATTGCTGAAAATCAATTTGCTGAATATGCAATTGATTTTGGTAATCAATTCCATGTTTCTTCTATGGAAGGATATAATATCAGATCTAGCGGTTTTAAGGTATTAGATATCGTTGATACCGTATACTTATTTGATGTTCCCGATTCAGATAAGAAAAAAGGAAAAATTTCACTATTTTCTTTACCAGGAGCAGGAAATGCTGGCCCTGCTCAAGTTGTAAGACGTAATATAGGTGTTATTGACTATGTTAAAGGACGCATCACTTTAAACCCAATAAATATAGTATCAGGTAAATCGAAAGACAACGTTGAGATTTTAGAAATTTCTGCCATACCCGAATCTAATGATGTTATTGGTTTACAAGACCTTTATTTACAATTAGATAAAAGTGATTGTTATATGATTGTCGATGAAATTGCTTCAGGTGCCGATCCTTCAGGTTCAACATATACCGTTACTCCAAGTTATAACACAGGTAAGATTGTAAGATAACAAATGACCCTAAAAAAAGTCCAGCTTAATAAAATTGTAAAAAATCAACTTCCTGAATACGTTCGGGAAGATTTTCCACTTGTTGGTGAATTTTTAAGTGCTTATTATAAGGGTCAAGAATATCAAGGTGGGCCAATTGATTTGGTTAATAACATTGATTCCTACATTAAATTAAGTGAAAATGGTAATATTATTAAATCTACAACATTAATTGATAGACTTGAGGAGACTGATACTGATATTCTTGTTGAAAATACAGATGGATTTCCAGAAAATAACGGATTAATTAAAATTGGTGATGAAATTATATCATATGACAGTAAAACTGATGTAAAATTTGTTGATTGTACAAGGGGATTCAGTGGAATTACCTCTTTTACAAATCCTGCAGAACCAGAAGACTTAATTTTTTCAACTTCTACTGCTGTTCCACACGATAATGATGTTGTAGTAGAGAATTTAAGTGTTTTATTTTTAGAAGAATTTTTAAGAAAGACAAAACATCAATTATTATACGGAATTCAAAAGGATTTAGATGAAAATTTAAACCAATCTACATTTATTAGGCATTCTAAAGACTTTTATTCTACGAGAGGTACTGATGAATCCTTTAAAATCCTCTTTGGAGCACTTTTTAACGAAAAAGCAGAAGTTATTAGACCTATAGATCGTGTAGTTTCTCCATCTAATGCCAATTTTAGGAAAACAAGAGACATTATTGTTGAATCAGTATTGGGTGATCCTATAGATTTGATCAATAAGACCCTTTTTCAAGATACATTTGAAAATGTTTCAAAAGCATATGCTCCAGTATCGCATGTAGAGACTATAAATGTTGGAATTAACACTAATATTTTCTATAAAATCAGTCTAGACACCTCTTGGAACCAAAATGACGGTTCTACAGAGTTGTTATATGGTGAATTTTCTGCTCATGCCAAGTCAATTATTGTTGGTGATGTTGGAATTGGACAAACTTTCATTGATGTAGACTCTACATTAGGATTTCCAAACTCTGGAACCCTTTCTTTTGTGTATGCAAACGGAGAAAGTGGTATTGCAACCTATGCTTATAAGACTCTTAACCAGTTTTTAGAAATTAATCCAACTTCTATTGCTTCATCTATTACTGATAGGACATTTATTGACCAAGATACTTATGCATATTCTACTGGTTCAGGAACAACTGATGGAATAAGAGTAAAAATTAGGTCAGTATTGAATAATTTACAAATTCCAAGTAATACTCGTTTCTATAATGAAGGTTCTAAAATAAAAATTAAGTCATTAGGTCATATTGGAACTAGTTTTAATCAGAATAACTGGATTTTTAACTCAATTCAGAATTATGATATAAAAGAATTAAAGTTAGTTGACCAAATAAACTCAACATACAAGTTAATTACTAAAGATCCTAATATTTTTAGAATTGGTGATAGAGTAAGACTGTATGATAAGAATGATGATTTGTTAGTTAATCAATATGAAGTAAGAGATTGTTATGATTCGAGGACAATCTTAATTAGAGGTGAAGGTATACCTGCTGATACAACAGCTATTCTGAATGTACGTAGAGATTTTTCAAGAGTTAATTCAGATATACACTCTGATTTAAACAGACTTATTGCTAATATTCAAAATGTTTATGTTGGTTCTGATTCTGTTTTAGTTGCTTCAAACTCATTACCTGCTCATGGTGGTTTGAAGTTAAATCCTAGAGATCAAAAGGTAACAATTTCAGGAAAATACAACGATGAACAAGAAGAAATTACTCTAACAACTGGTATTGACCATAACTTCTATACTGGAGATGCAGTTTATTATACTCCAGAGAAAGGGTCGGCAACAATTACTGATTGGAAGGGAGATACATTTTATCAAGAATGGATTGAAAGTCAATTATTTGATGAAGGACTTTATTTTGTAAAAAGAATAGATGATAATATTGTAAAATTAGCAAAAAGTCGTCCAAATATTTACAGTAATATTTTCGTTAAAGTTAATGCTAGTGGTGGAGATGATATTGAAATTAATAATAATACTATTGAGAAATATGATTTCCATGAGAAGAAGATACAACCTCAAAAATTATTAAGAAAAATATCTAAACCAGTTCAAGATGGTAAAATTCATGAGACTCCTATTGGATATACTGGAATCCTTATCGATGGTGTAGAGGTTCTTAATTATAAGTCTAGAGACACTGTATATGCAGGCCAATTGGACGCTGTAGAGGTCATGAAGAGTGGTGAAAACTATGATGTAATAAATCCACCCCTACTGACTATTGACGATTCTGTGGGATCTGGAGCGACTGGATATACTGCAGTCAGAGGTAGTTTTCAAGAAATTAGAATTCTAGATAAAGGATTTGATTTTATTGATAATCCTATAGTCGAGATTACTGGAGGTAATGGAGAAGGAGCAACTGCTGTAGCAAAAATACGTACAGTGCCTCATGAAGTTACTTTTGATGCTACAGGAATAGCTACAGCAATTCAAATAGGTATTGATACATCTATTATTGGATTTACAACTTATCATAAGTTTAGAACTGGTGAGAGAGTAGAATATAATACGTATGGTAAAAAAGCATTAGCAGGTCTTGATACTGGAGCAACATATTATGTTGGTTCAATTGATAATAAAAATATTAAATTATATACATCATTTGATGGTGCTATTGCTGGTGTTGGCACTACTGGATTTACTGATTATGGTGAAGGATATCATTCTTTAAAATCATTAAAAGGTAAAGCAGTAGTAGGTACAATTCAAGTTACAAATCCTGGTACAGGATATGAAAATAAGCAAAGAACTCTTCAACCTGTTGGTGTTGATACTGCACTGAATATTATACATCTTCCTGATCATGATTACAAAGATCAAGAAATTATTCAATATGCAACATCGGGAACTGTTATAGATGGTCTTGATACATCATTAGATTACTATGTTAAGGTTATTGATAAAGATTCCTTTAAATTATCGAATGTTGGTGTAGGAACTACTGTAAAAGATTTTTATTATAGAACTGAACAATGGGCAGACTTTAGATCTACAGGTATAGGAACTCATAGTTTCAATTATCCACCTATTAGCGTCACAGTAACAGGAACTGTTGGAATCAATTCTATAGAAGGTGATACGTTCCAATGTGTTGCACAACCAATTGTACGAGGTGAAATAACTTCAGTTCACTTAACAGAAAATGGTGTAGGGTATGGTGCATCAGAAGTACTTAATTTTGAAAGAAATCCAGATATTACCTTAAATCAAGGAAGAGGTGCTTATTTAAGTCCAGTAGTTCATAATGGATCTATTGTAGATGTTAGTGTTAGTCTTGGTGGAACAGATTACCTTACACCACCAAATATCGTAGTTTCTGGTTTAGGAACTGGAGCAGAACTAGTTCCAGAAATGAATGCACTAGGTAATATTGTTTCTATTAAAGTTAATAAGGGTGGAATTGGATATGGTGTATCTACTACAACAGTTAAAGTAGAAGTATCAGGAAAGAAAGTCTTATTCAGACCAAAAGTACAAGAATGGACAGTTAATAACTTTAAGAGAAATTTTGGTAACTTACTTAATGATGATATCTTTATCAATAGACCAACAAATAGACAATTTGGTTTACAATGTTCTTATGCATATGCCCCTAGAAGTTTAAGAAAGATTCTTTATACATCAGGTTCTGATGGAGATATAATATATGGTAAGAAAGATTTAACACTTAAAAATAACCAAGAGATAGGTCAGGATAAACATTCTCCTATTATTGGATGGGCATATGATGGTCATCCAATTTACGGGCCATATGGATATACTACAAGAACTGGTGGTACAATCACCCAGATGAAATCTGGATATATTGAAAATGCAATAGCAAAAGTAAATAGACCTCCAACTACAGTATTCCCAGAAGAATTTTTTGTTGAAGATTTTGAATGGTCATATTCTACAGATGACGGTATTCTTGATGAAAATAATGGAAGGTTCTGTGTAACTCCAGAATATCCAAATGGTACTTATGCATATTTTGCAACGTTTGAATCAGATGTAGAAGGTACTGGGCCATTTGTAAATTATAAGAAACCTTCTTTCCCATATTTAATTGGAAAAAACTTTAATGCTGCACCTGAAAAGTTTAATTATGAAAGATTATCTAATCAGGATGATATAAACTTAAATAATACAGATTGGATTAGAAATACATTCCCTTATGCTTTAGATAAAGATAATAGTGGATATGATTATGTACAAGAATCATATACTTTTAGTACTCAAGATTCTATTATTAAATCTGTTGAGAAAAGTGGTGTAGATATAGTTGGTATTGTTACTGGTGGAACAAAATATCAAGTTGGTGATAAAGTAGTTTTTGAAGAAGATACTGAACATAATTTTGCTGCTGCTGCAAGAATCTCGAAAGTTGCTGGGCCAGGAATATCCACTATTAGTGTAAACCCTGTTTTATTGGATGATGTTGAATTCTATACAACAGGTAGAAAAGGTGAATTTATTGGAATAGCATCAACAAGTCATAATATTAAAAATCAAACAGTTTTAGAAATTTCTGGATTATCAACAACTTCTTCTAAACTTGAAGGTTCTTATTTTGTTGGTATCGCTACAAACCAACTCTCTTTAGAAACTGGAATTGGAACTGAAGGAGTTACTGGTATTGTTACGTATCTTTCTGTAAAGGGAAATCTACGATACCCTGCAATAAAGGAAAATGATCTTTTACGTTTATCTGGTATATTAACTACTGGTAATTTTGGAGATGAGGATGTTAAAGTATTAAATGTAGATAGATTAAATTCTAGAATTAGAGTTTTAAGAGATTTAAAAGCACAAACTGGATTATCTCATACTGCAACAACAATTATAAAAGATCTTCCTAGAAAGTTTACTTTTAAAACTGGAATAACCACTTCATATAGTCCTAAAGTAAATACAGAATATTATTTCTATCCACTTGAATCAGTTGGATTAGGAACTGCTACTCCTGTAGGTATTGCTGGTACTGTAGTAGGATCTGGTAGTACTATAATGTTTGAGAATCCTGGTGCTGGAATTGCTACAATTTTTGTAGAAGCACAATCAATATATCTACCAAATCATTCGTTACAAACTGGTGATGAAGTAACATATCATACAAATACTGGTACTTCAATTGGAATTATAACTGCTGCAAATAATGTTGCTATAGGTACAGAAATCGCTCTTAATTTATATCCATCATTATTTGTTGCTAAAATAGATAATAATCATATTGGTGTATCATCAGTTAAGGTTGGACTGGGATCAACAGGAATGTTTGTTGGTGCTGCAACATCAACTGCCCATACTGGTTTAGTTTATTTTGCTGGTGTAGGAACTGGTGTTTATCATAGTTTTAAAACCAAGAGTTATAATAGTGATATTGTAAAGGGATCTATAGAACAAAATAGAGTAACTGTTGCTTTAGGAAGCACTCATGGATTAAATCATAATGAAGAAGTTAATATTACAGTTAATCCAAGAAATACTGGTATTACAACTGTACAGTATGATAAACCAAATAGAAAAGTAATTACTCGTGGATTGGGATTTGCTGCAAGTGGAGTTACAACTAGCACTTCATTAACAGGAACTCCAGATTCAATTGCAATTATAAATCATGGTTTAGTTACTGGACAAAAAGTAATTCATAAATCTGCAACTCCTAGTGGAGGATTGGTTCATGAGAAAGAATACTTTGCTTATGTTATTGATAGAAATAAGATTAAATTATGCTTAAACAAATATGAAACACAAAAATCAATTCCTTCTTTTGTTGGTA